AATTTCCCCCCTGATAGACTTCAAAAAGTCACCATAACCACCGGCAGAGATTAAAGAATTTATTCCTGCCTCTATTTCGTCACCAAAGCCAAGGGTAAGCCCCTGATTAACCATCCTGGCAAGGTTTGTCATGAAGTCAGGCTTTATTTCCTCAGCATGATTCGCTGACAGCCTTGTTAGGATTTCGCTTAATTGCTCGCCTTGAATGCTGTCGTCTATTTTGTATTTTGCTTTGCCAATTTTATAAACAGCCATTATTCAACCCTTTCTACGCCTGGCGGAAGTTCAAAGTCAATGGTGGGTGGTGTTTCATCTGTGACAGTTTTAGGGGACTGACCAGAAAGAACAGACCTAAGCTGTGCTATCCTTGATAAAAATTCTTTCTTGCTTCTAGTCCTATTTAACCCCCCAGAGCTGATATTCCTTATTATTTGAATGTCTGTCTCGCTTAACACACCTGTCATTAAATCGAGGTTTGTTGATGTGAGTATGTCTTGCAGTTCGTTTATGTCCGCAATTATTGAGGCTTCGTCTGAATCTAGTCTAAAATCAACTCTACCCTCAATGGTTCCTAAAACATCAGCTAGTTTTTTGGCATTTTCTATTTTATTTATAAGATTAACTGATATTTTTTTGAATTGATCCGCTTTTTCTATTTGCTTTGCTTTGTCTTGATTTTTAATTCGTGTAGCTGGGTCAAGCTGTTTGCTAATTAGGTTTTGCTGTTGCTCTGGGCTTAGAGACTGGAAAAGCTTTTGTTCTTGCGGGTTTAATCCTTCTGGAGCCTGCACGTTTGGGCCAAATTTAGTTGCGGTCTGAGCCCCTGTCACTGAGTCAATGGTTATTAAATTATTCCCAACTACAGTTTGCCTATATCTGCCTACTTGATTTTGTTTTGGGTTCATTGCTTGATACAAGGATGAGTAGCTTTGTATTGCTTCTGGGGTTATTTCTTCCGCCGATATTCCTAGAGCCGGCCCTACCGTGTTAAAGAACCTTTCCTGCTGGTCAGGAGGTAAACTTGAGCCAGCGAACGCAAGCGCGCCAAGCATATTTACTTGACTCAATTGTGACTCTTGCGCCTGCTTCTCTTGGAGCCTCGCTTCTTGTTGTCTAGCTAGGTCAATATTCGCCTGTTGAGCCTGGATATTAGACTGTGATACAGGATCAAGTCCCATAGCCTGGTTTATCTGGGCTCTTTTCTGCAGCATGTCTAATTGTTGAAGCTGAGGCACGTAGAACATTTGATTGAACATCTGTTGGCCTTGAGCTAAGCCTAAAAATGGATCGCTCATTTTAGTATCTCCCGCTTGGGCTCATGGGGAATCCTGAGCCTTGAGAAAAGTATCTGTTCATCATCGGCTGTTTGTATGCGTTAAGTCCGCCCAAAGCTGAGCCTATCATCTGGTTCCTAGCATTCGCCTCTCCGTATTTCCCCTGGGCCATTGCTTGTCCTTGGCCGGTTTGAAGGTTTCCAATGTTAGAAGCTAGGTTCATTCTGCTTGTAGCAAGGTCAGAAGCAAAGCCACCTCCGAACTGTGCAGCGCTGAACAGGTTTCCTATGTTCTGCTGCCTGTTGTTTATTTCTTGCTGTCTAAAGTCTAAAGCCATTGGAATTAGTGCGCTCTGTAATGCTGCTGCTGTTCCGCCAGAACCTAATTTACCCTTAGCCGCCTGGTTTGCAAAAAGTCTCCGTGTGACGTCTTCCTGCATTGCCTGTAAAAGTGGGTTTTGTAGAGCAAACTCGGCACCTGGTGGCTGTTGAGACAATGCGCCGCTCAAAGCTCCTAATTGCTCTTGACCGAACTGTGCGAAAGGGCTTAACTGCTCCTCGGCATAGTCAAAACCTGCCCTTTGTTCATCAATAGCTTTCTGCTGCATCATTGTCTGTGCGTCTGTGGCTCTCTGTGCCGCTTTTCTAGCGTTTCTTGAGCCTATTGCACCACCTATAATATTTGCACCAATAACTGCGCCTACGCCCATTGTGACCACCTCAGTCCGAAGTAAATTTGATCTATCATTTCGCCGTTAATCATTATCGACTCTCTGTTAATTCCTTCAATTTCAAAACCTAGCCGTTTTGCCCATGCTATTGCAGGTTTGTTATCAATAGGGGTCTTTCCCGTTATTTTTCTATAACCTTGTTTAAATGCCCACTCAATGGCTTCTCTTCCGTATTTCAATGTTTTGCCCCAATACTTAGGCAAAAAAGCATAATGCCCCTCACAAGAATAAACGCCAGTCTTAACAAAACAAATAATTCCAGCTATTTCGTCACCCTCGGCGCATTTCAAAAAGGTATGGGTTGGTAATATTTGAGTTATTTCTGAGGTTATGCCGTCTTCTCTAAGCCAGTCCGTTATTTCTGGGCAACAAAAGACAGAATTAATCTCTTTTAGAGTGCAGTTTTCTTTTAAGATCGCTTTATACCTGATATTTGCTGAACTGTTACCGCTGTGGCCGTGTCACAAGTGACAGTTAGCTTTGCAGCGTTACCACCCCCAACCATTCTAGGCACGTCTATGTCTCTGTAGTCGTCCGCTGGGATAGTATATTCATTAAGACAAATATCCGCGTTAGCCTCTGCACCTGCAGAAGCCTGAACCCACATTGTGACTTTAGCCGCTGCCGCTGTGTAATTGGTGAACCTTACAGTAAGGTTATCTACACTCTGACCAGCCGACAGGGTGAATAGATCGTCATTAGCCCCAGTCGATACAATAGCTGAGTCAAACAAATTACTTTGATAATCAAGTGCCACTGTCTATACGCTCCTCAAGCTCGTTAATTTTCTGCTCAAGAGTTCTGGTATTTCTTTTAATTGGTTCTTGAGACAATTGTAATTCGTCTATTAGTCTTTGGTTTTTCCTCTTTAGCTCTGCAATTGACGCTTTAAGGTCTTGTATTTCGTCCTCTAGAAACCTGTAAGTCCTGTTTCCACCATCTTGAGATACTACTGCCAACTCGAGGTCTGCTATGTCGTCATTGCCGCCACCAGTTCTTTGCAATAGGTCATGTAAAAACTGAGTAAGGTATTCAAAATAGCCCCTCAATTCAGGGTCTGCCATAAATTTTTGAGGAATAGGAGCTATAAAGGGGTTAACTTTAGCCATCACCACCCCGCCGTTTTAAGGTCAATATTCGCTCCGTGAATTGCAACAAAAGCAGGGTCGCTTATCCGAACCCTTACAATTAAATCGTAGAACGTCCTCACGTCGTACCACTCAATTCGCTTGACGCTTTCGCCTTCTCTCCCTAACTCGATCCAGTCCTCATTAAACCAGCTTCTACCACCATCAACAGAGCCTGATACCATGACTTTTGGGTTAGGGATAGAATGATTACCTACACCAGTTTCCATTATTAGCTCGAACCGATTCATTACTAAACGAGAGCCTGGAACACCTAAAGCCATGCCGTTAATGGGTGCAGAGTCTCTTTGTCTTATTAAAGTAGTTGAATTGGACTCATGTGTGTCAAAGTCCCACTCATAAACATTCCCGTTTCTATAGTCAGAGACTAGGTGTTTTCCAAAAGCGTAACAGTATCCGTTTATTAAATGTCTCCCAGCACTAACGCCGGTCGCCAGTCTTATCCAGTCTCCTGTATGTTCGCTAACAGCAAAGGTTTTGTTGCTAGTTGGAAGCTGGACAATGTAGAACGTCTGGCCGTCGAGCTTAACAACATACCCCTGGGCATCGAATACCTCAGACTGTCTCAATTCTTTTGCTATTGAGCTAGGTGTAATTAATTCTGGCTGGTATGCGCTCATTCTGTAGACTAATTTATCAGAACCCACAAAGTAGAGATAATCATAAGAATTTGCCATCGAGAAAGGGGAGGCCACCCCGAGGTTAATTGAGCTCTGCTGAACTCTGTCAAAAGGTGGGCTTCCTACGCCTGAATTGTACCACATTTCGATACTCTCCGAGCCTCCTAGATAAATTCGCTCTTTGAAAGAATAAACCTGAACTAATGAGTCCCCTGTGGTTTCTGCTGTGGCGTAGTTCAACCCGTCAATCGAAGCTGGTGCGCCTGCGTCACTCACGCCGAACCTGCCGCCTGTGCCTTGATAGATAAATTGGTTATTTAAATAAGCGACTGTTTGAGCGTTTTCAAGGTCTGGATCAGTTATTGTCGATAGTGTCGTGTTATATAGGTAAGTTTCAGCACCTGTTCTTATGACTAGATTAGTGCCGTCTGAGGCGAAAGAACACCTGCCTGATCCTCGGATAGCACCTCTGCTGGTTCTAGTTCCAGTAGAACTTATCTCTACTAGCTCCTCATTTTCGACTAAGTAAACAAGCCCATTATGGCAAACCATACCCCTAGATGTTCCAGTACCAGAAGCAGAAAAGGCCTTTTCTCCTGGCCAAGGTAGTAGAGCGCTCTCTGTTCGCCCTGATCTTTGGTAGTCAGTGTAAAAGTTTATCGTAGACTCAGAGCCCCAATATCTTGATCGAGACTGGTTATCACTGCCCACAAAAATAACTGGTACTGTCTTCAAGGGGTAGTTCCTTCATTCATCATGAAAGGAGCAGGGCCATAACGCCCGCGTTTTTCTTGTTTCTGCGCGTCTATTAATTTGTTTTCGAATAGACCGTCGTAGTAGTTAGCTGTTTCTTCGTCTCTAGCCCACCTATGAAGCTCTGCAAGGCTGCCGTATAGGTAGAGGTCAGGGTAATTAGTTAATACATCGTTGGTCGTGTTAGAGGTCGTTAGAGTAGCTAGTTTTGCGTAGTAGCTCATTTCGACTGTATAGCTAGAATCAGGAACCCGATCAAATTCTATCTGTGAGGTAACAGTAAAATACCTTGGTCTACCTGAAGTGGTTTGTATCTGCATGGATTCTGGCGTTCTGTACTTAACGTCATAACTAGGTGAGCCAGTTATTGTTAGGCGTCTCATTTCTAAAAAAAGGTCAGGAAGGGCCAAGAATCTCGTGCTTAAACTAGCCGTGGCTCTTTGCTCGTTAGACCTCAGTTGAAGCTTGGCGTTGATACGAGTCTCACAAAGGTCAATGAAGTCGTCAATAACATCGCTTATGTCTGTCCTGTGGGAGAATCTCTCTATTGATTGCTTTAAGTTTGCGTAATTATCCAGAGCCATTCTTGATAACCTTAAGTAAGTAAACGAACCCCTGATCTGTTTTGTCTGTTGACTTTATAACCTCCCCCATATCTTCAAGGAAGTTGCAGCCCATTCCTTCTATTTCAGGAAAATAGTAATCATCCAGTACTATTGTCCCGCCTTCGTCTATGTTTTCATAAATAAAGTCAAAATCATTTTTAATTGTTTCTATGCTGTGGCCACCATCAATGTAAGCAAAATCAAAATTACTCTTTGGCCACTCTCTCAGGGTGTCGTTTGTGTTGCCTTTCACCAAAGTAAAGTTGTGAAAACCTAGCCCCTCAAGCCTTGAAGCTACGTCGATAATGTTATTGTGTGGCTTTACATTGTATTCGTGCTTGTCGGTTTCTTTTGTTGCGTCTTCAAACAGGTCAAATCCGGTGTATTCGCAATTTGACACTGCCATAAACTCAGCAGCCCTTTTTCCGTTCCATGTTCCAATCTCAACCACATGATAGGGGTTTAGTTCTCTTACTATGTCTAATAAATCCTTATACCTCATGCTTTCTGGCTCCTTTTTTATGCTCCCAGTAAAGAGAAATTGGGCTTTGTGAGAAAACATCCTCAAACCCTTTGCCCCATGGGGTAAGGTTCTTTGCAGATAAACCTTTAATTGATACATCAAAAGCCCTGCAATCCACCCAGATGTCCTCTAAAAAAATGTATTTCTTTGTGTACATTTCCTTGTATTTTACATAAAAGTAAGGGAAGTCTTCATGCTGAGTGTCGAACAATAAGAAGCCTGTTTCTGAATAGCTTCCTTTCCTGCCCAAATGGGCGCACATGTGTCCGTCTAGCATTTTAATTAATGCTTGGTCATCTGGTTTTGCTTTCTGAACTGTGTCCGCATCAAGCCAGCACACATACCTTTCTTTTTTACCAAATGCGTCAAGCTGAGCAAACACCTTATGGCAAAACCTGTTAACGTCGAATAGGAACGAATGAGGGGTAATGTGCTTTGTTTGTTCGTAGAAATCCTCCCACCCATCAACCATCTGAAGTGCGTTATATTCCGTCTCTAGGTAATCCTCAGAATAAATAGAGCTTACATTTTTATTACCATATGTGTCGTATATTTCCTTGCTCATGCAGGTTACGTAGTTAATCATTTATTTTCCTTAATTCGTCGAACCATTCGTTAGCCCACTCTTGATCTTCATAACCCTCAAAACATGGCGTGCCTAAAGTGTAGTGTATAATCCTAGCCTTTGGGTTTGGGTCATACTCTCCAACAAGGTGGTTATATTCCACTGGCAGCTCACCGACCGACCTTGCCCATTCAAATTGGTGCAGGTACTTTCCGCTGGCAGTGTTAACAACCTGAGGAGTAAGGTTCCTTACTGGTTGTCTCCAGCAATTGAAAACCATCAAGCTAGACCAGTTTTTTTTAGGGTAAACGTGCTGCTTATTCCCCAGAAATTTATCTTGTGTTTTAGGTGTGTAGTCGTGTTTAACAACATAAACGTCGTGCATTCCAGAGCTTAATTCTAATAACTCGTACATGTCACACCTGACCAGCATGTCGCAGTCCATGAATACCGCTTGGCCGCTGTACCCTGCCAGGTATGGAGTTAGGAACCGAGAGAATGAAAACTCTGTGCTTCCGTCCTCAATACCTCTTGTAAACTCTGGAATGTTATTTTTGTTAATAGGGGTAAAACTAACAGGCCCCGACGAATGCCTCATTATACTGTTGCATAGAACGTGATAAGCTACCGTTTCCCGTGGGTCGAATCCTATGTAAATCTTGAGCATTAATTCTCCTTATTGATTCCTTAAAATCACCTCTATGTAATTTCACGCTATCAAACCAAGGGAACGAATCGCCCTTAATGTGATACCGATAACCTGGCCACTTTGGAACTAACACATGGCAAGGAACACCGAGAGCCCCAGCAAAATAAACCACCGTTGTACACACAGTAATAACAACGTCTAAACAGCTTATTAAAGCTAGTAATTCCTCAAGGTCTGAGCCTTTCTTTACCGCTCTAGGCCAGTACTTAATTCCGCAAGCCTTCAGCCTTTCTTCGTCAACGTCTTTGTATTCAAGACAAACTAGGTTCTCTCCGAACAGTTCAGAGAAGGTATCTAGCTTTGTGGTTCTCTCTTTAAACCCTGTGTTATGCGTTCCACCACTCCAAGCTATTCCTATTCGTGGGCCTTCTCCTAGTATCGAACCCCACTGTTTGACCCTTTCAGGATCGGGCTTTAAAAACGGTTTTCCTGGGTAGTCTGAGTCTTTCTTTCTAAAGTAGTAGGGCAGTTGGCCTATTGCACACTGATAGTCTGGCTTGTGGTTATCGAGCAATGGAGTACTGGTTTTAAACCTTGTGCCGTAAATTGGAAAGTCAAAGCTTCTCTTAAAGATACTCTCTAATCTTGAGTCACAGTCGAATACTATGCCGTTGGTCTTTTGCAGGTCTTCAAGACAAGAAGAAAACATGATCTCGTCTCCAACTCCCTGTTCGCCATATACTAGAACCTGTCCTGGCTCACCGCTCCAGTTTGGCAAACCGTAATCCCTTGACTCTCTGTGCTTGACTCCGAGAGTATCGTGGTATTCCCTCCATCCGCTCCAGTCCCTTAACATGAGCTTAGCCAATCCCATGTTGTGAATTGCGCTTCTTAGGTCTGGCTTTATCTCAAGGGCCAATTTACAAAGATTGACACACTCTTTCGGTCTGCCAGTTTGAAGCAACATGAGAGCTTTATTTGCAATAGCTGACTCATTCTTAGGATTTAATTTTATTGCTTTCTCAAATAACTCAATTGATCGTAATTTGTCGTTTTCTTCGAGACACATTCCCATGTTAGACCATATTTCCGATTGATTAGGCCTTAACTGTGCGCACCTTTGGAAAATGTTAAACGCTAAGCCGTACCGCTCAGCCTGCATCATTAAATAGCCACTCATGAAAAGGGCTATCTGTGCGTCTTCTGTGTCGAATTCTTCGTTTAATACTTTATTGCAAAGCCTTAAAGCCTCATCAGGCTCAATCTCTGCTAAGTCCTTAGCTCTTTTTAGTTCTGGCCTCAAATCCTATCCACCGTCCTTAGGTATTTGTAATCAGGGCTAGAGAGTAATTTCTCTATCCTTGGAAGGTCTTCTTTTCTGTTCCAGTCAATATTATATTTTGTTTTCCACTCTAATAAAACAGTCAGAGGAACACGCGCAAAGTGGTACATTTCCTCTTTAATTCCTCGTTGTTTTAATAAGGGCTCATTTTGACAAGCCTTATTAAATCTAACAATTCGGTCACAGTTTTGCGACGTTTGAATTTTAAACTTTCCGTTGCCTTCACCTTCGAAAATTTCTTTTATTCCAGTGTAGGGGTCATAGCTTAGTAATCTGCCCATGTGTACCTCAAAAAGCCCCCCGAAGGGGGCTGGTTGTTTAGCTGGTTACTAGGTCAGTGATCTTTCCTGAACTAGCTTCGTTCTTAGCTTTCAAGGTGTACTCACAAAGCATTTGACGCTTCTCAGAGTCTCCTGTCTTAGCTAATGGATTTAACTGCATTGGCCGCAAGAAACTTACTGACCAATAATCCATGTCAAGGACAAAAGCTGTTTTGTCTCTCTGGAACCTGTTAGGAACTACTTTAAGGATTCCAAAGTTAGACTTGTAGAAGTCAACAGCACCTACCAAGGTAACGTCTGACCCACCATCAGCTCTAGTTTCAAGAGTTGAGATGCCAGTAAATCCACTGACAACGGTTCTATTATGTGGGCCTACCATGATCACAGTGGGATCACCTCCTTGGGTCCAGCACTCCTTTATGATTGCATCAAGAGAAGCCTTAGTGAAAGTCCCCGCCACTGATGAATCAGTTGGAGCTGCAACAACGCCAGACGCATAACCCGGGGTTGTTTGTGCTGTACCTGTACCAAGTGAGGTCTTATTCGTAGCTAACCATGACTCTAAAGAAGCCAAAGAACGAGCAGTGCCAGCACCACCAGCGCTTGAAGCTTGGTTTTGAGTCAAGGCAAACTCCATATCACGCTTGAGTTCCTTGCCTCGCTTAGCTACTTGGTAGGCCAGTTCATCAGCTCGGCCTGCTTGGTCAATGGCGGAAGCTGTACCAGATACAATCACGGTTTTTTGTGAAATCTGGCAATAGTTCCCAACCCGAGTTGTAGCCGCAAACGTTTTGGCTGTTGGGTCGTCACCTTCAATTGCTCGGTTGGCCGCCGCCGCCTCTAGTACGTCTGTTTGCCACTCATGAAATACAGCTTTTGCTGAATCTCTAGCAATGCCGTTCATGAATGGGGTTTCGGTTGGTGATATGTCGTAGATCATATCTGTTAGGTCTTCTCTGTTACCAATCGTGCTGTGACTGGTAACTGTATTAGTTGGGACTGTCATTTGTTATCCTCCAAGAAATTGCTTAAAAGCCTGTTGTGCGTCTTGGATTCTGCCTGTCTTCTTTAGCCTTTCTCTAGCTGTTGTGTCCTGCTGAACAGGTTTGTCGCTAGTTCCTGGCCTCTGTGTTTTGGGGGCAGTTTTGACGCGTTTATTTTCAATCTGAGCCTTCTTGACTTTGTTGAGCTTTGCAGCATCTCGAAAAGCTTTCACTAGCCTGCGATCGTATATTGAACCCAATTCCTCGTCAGAAAAGCCAATTTCTTTTAAGTAGCTGGCCATTTCTTTAAAGTCTGCGTTTTTAACACTCTCGTCGTGCCATTCTGGGATTATCTCGGAATAACTCTCTATTTCCTTTTTGATAATCTCATTCTGCTTTTCGAGTAGCTTCTTTTGAGTCTGCTCTTTGTACTTCTTGGCTTTCTCTTGCTTTTTATTAAAGCTCTCAACTCGTCTAAGATACTCCCCAGGATCGTCCTGTTTTAACTCAAGCATCTCAGGAGACTCTAGTTCTGCCTTTTCACCGTACAACATAGATTCAAGGTCTTTGAGTTGCTCCTGTAACTTCTGCTCTTGTTCTTCTAGGGCTTTCCGTCGGTTTGAGACTTCAGTAGTCTTCTTACGGTAGTCTGCTTCCATCATTAACCCCTTTGGAATTAAATCAAGATCAACACCTTCCGTCAGTACTTCTAACTCTATGTCGAAGTCGTCTAGCTTTGCTTTGACTCGTCTGGATTCGGGCTTTGTGTCGCTCTGTGGCGTTTCCTCCGTCCCCTTTAAAGTCTCTGCTGGCGCTTCCGCCTGCCTAGATTGAGGCTCTGGGCTGGCCTTCGGCTCGGTTGGCTCTTGTGGCTCCGAGAATAACGACGCAATCCTTTTGGCTGCGCCTGCAACGGTTGCTCCCTGGTTAGGGTTGGCATCCATAAATCACCTCTTTAGTCTTTTAATTTCGGTTTGGTTAATGCCGGACAATGCTTGTTTTCCGTCGTTTATGTATTTGATTAAAATGTTCTCAAAGCAGTCAACCGCTCTGAGCATATAATACATGTCCTCTCGCTTCTCTTGTTCTTCGTGCTTGCTTGTTTCTATGTTCCTGTGGCAATGCTTTTTAATGTCCTCTATGGCTTCCTTGATAAAACTGTTATTCAAGGTTTCATTGGCAATGTTGGCCTTTCTGACTCGATCATTCATTGATTTTAATTTTCCTTTTACAATCTGGACACTCAACATGGTCATTCGTAACAGGGCAGACACACACCCAAAACTTACCACACTTACAGAATATTTCTAAAACGTAGTGCGGTCGGTAGTCGTCTAGCTGTACGACTTCGCCCATTAAATAAGAGCCCCTGGGACGTTTTTATTTGTGTCTGCTTCGATCTTCGTTAGTTCAACAGCTATCTTGTCATCGTGCTGCATTTGCTCTTGCTGAGCTTTCATCATGTCGAATTGTGCTTTGGTCTGAATCTTGGCTATTTCTCTTTCCGTGGTCGCTTGTTGCTTGATAGCCTCGGCCTCTGCTAGTGGGTTTTGTAGCTGCTGTTGAATAGCTTGGTTCTCTCTTGTGAGGCGTTCAATTTCCGCTATGAGTAGCTCCTGAGGTATCTCGGGATCGTTGAAGTAGAGTGAGGTTTCTTTCAATCCTACTTCCGTGACCAGCTTGTCATAAGCGTTGTACAGTTTCTTAAAGTCAACTATTGGAGCGCCTAACTGCATCAGCTCTTTTTGTTCGTTAATAAAGTAGTTCAAGTTTTGAATCTTCTCTCGTCTTTCACCTGTGCCAATGCCAACATTGATATGGCAGTGGGTTTTGTATCGCCATTGGGTCGGGTCGATTACTAAAGTCCTGCCATGAACAACCATCTGCATAGCCTCTGACTGGTACTTTGAAGCCAGCTCTACGATCCTCTCGAAGATTCTCTTAATTGCCGTGTCAGCGAATATCCTAGCTATCATGTTAATTCGCTTCTGAGAGCTTGAGCGCTGCCCTGCGTAGGCTTCTGCTGTTTTATTGAGTATCTCTGAATCTATACCTTGCGAGTACCTTGTGACGCCTGTTCTGACTTCTCGCATAGTGTCTGTGTATTCTATGCCCTGGAGAATGTCGGGCACTTGTGAGACGGTCTGAAGGGGATAGACTGCATCACCTATGGGCCCAGTTCCGTCTACTCTCACAACCCCTCCTGGCCTTGGGGTCAATAAGTCGTCCAGTTCTACACGTTCATTCGCAACCACTCGGTTAAAGTTGGTCGCATAGATATTGTTGAGCATTTGCCTAACAAGAGTACTTTTCAAAAGCTGAAGGTCTGCCACTTGATCCGCTGGACAGGTTCCAATAGCTTTGTGCGGCATCGGAATGGGAACACCTGCGCAAAATGGGTGAGAGTCTACCCTGTTTTTTTCTAGCACCTTCCCATTAGCGTAAAATACTTGCCAAAGCTCAGAGATACCGTCCTTGTCCACGTCCATTTTAACGTAGTACTCACCTAAATAAATAACGTCCTTGCTTGGGTCGCTGGTTGGGTTTTCTTCGTAGTTTTCCTCTAAGTCCCAATTGCGGGCCAGCTTAACCTCATTGTCTGGGGCATCGTCTTTACTTAGACTCTGGACTAACTTCTTATTGAAGCCCATTTCTAACAATTCAGAGCGTGTCCGTGGCGTTCTCTGACCAATAAACGGGGGGTCAATGAAATCTCTAGACCTTCGGGCTATTAGTAATTCATCAGGAGGAACGTTTTCAATACAAACCCTTCCTGTTTTATTAATCCATTCCCCTTGGATATTAAATCCTTCCTCAGATTCCTCAATGTTTGT